GCATAGATTGATTCTCGCCAACTGAATCCTTCGGTGTATTGGTTTACGTTCGTGAGTAGTGTAAGCAATGGGTGATCAGTCAATTCAACCATGTTTTCCATGTTGCCACGGATTTTGCCTTGCACTTTTACGCTTGGCGTTACAGACATTCGACCACGCAAGAATGCTCTGGTGGTTGCGTCCAAGTCAATCGCACCAAGGTTTGATTTCCGCATTTGCTTGGGGTTGCCTATTGCATACAACCTGAGAGGGATGTTCGCTGCTGTTTGACTTTTTACCGTAACGCATCGGTGTACCATCATGCCGTATCGCTTGACCAGATCGGCTGCCGATATTCTGTTCCCCATTGATACTCGCGGCATTGTGCCACCTGAACCAAAGATGGGTTCAAAGATTTCTCGTTCTGTTTCAATAGCCTTGTCTTGTCTATTCCAAAATGCCATCAGAGGTTTTCCCAACTTTCATCTTCATCGTCATACCAACTTTCGTTGGCGGTGTTTTCTTGGTCGGGGGTAATGTCCCTGCCAGAGGTCGAAGCATCTAGCGAAAACGGAGTTCTAAGTATGCCGTCAATTTCAACGCACGCATACCTGATCGAATCGCAGCAATGGTCGTTCCCTGCTGACTTGGCAGGGACATCCCGCACCTCGCCACCTGTTGTTTTCCATTCATAGGTTTCAAACTCTTGGATTGTATGTTCGCAGTGTGGTTCAACCGTTAGCCTTGGCACACCATTGCCTGAGACAACCATTCGTGCTTGGACGCATTGAATACCACTGAACACCTGATTGTTAGCGGGTTGAACGTACAAGCCCTCGTTTCGCATTCCCGCGATCAGCGAAGCCGCCGATGGGTCAACAACGAACACTTCCACATTGTGTTCCTCGTTCCATTGTTTTGCGTGTTCGATTACAGTTGGCTCCAATTGTTTTGTTTTATACCATTCGTCTGCAATGTGCAAGTTTCCATCCCCATCTTGTTTGATGAGGATATGCACTGCGGGGTTGGTGTATCCCGCATCAACTCCAACGATAGAACGAACGAAGTTATTGCTATCACGATGGCGGACAAACTTGTGCCTGTCCCACCTATCGAAGATGATTCCTTCGCTGCCCACCCACTCGCCCTGAACAAAACGCTTAAATGAAACGCCTGTGAACTCGTTCAATGAATCAAGATATTCTTTCGGAAGGAAAAAGTTATCAGCCGACTTTGTTTGAATCACCTTGCATTCCTTTGCAATTCGATGACCCTGAGCCAATCCAAACTTCTCTGCAAGAAAATGGTTTGGCGATGAAGGGTTGCAAGCCATGTACAGTTGGTTGGGCAGTCCATCAACCGTTACGCGGATTCTACCCATAAGTTGTGTGAAGTCATCCCGCGTAATCTCAACCGCCTCATCGATTGCAACACCTGTCAGTGAATACGAGCCAATCTTTTCTGCCTGATCCAAACCGAAGTACACGATCTCGCCGCCACCTTTGATGCGAATGATCTTCTCGCTTTTGTTGTGTTCGTAAGAACCAAGCGGCAACACAGGGGGGTTCATGCCATCTGGTTCAAGCAGCGTTCTCAACGTGGTTGCCTTCAAAGTCACAAGGTGCTTCCTGCACAATCCTTCTCTTGATCCAACAACCGAAGCCCTTGCCAACAATTTGAAACACAGGCTTCTCGACTTGCCCGCAGCAAACGCACCTGAGTATAAAACGCAGCGTTCGGTTGCGTGCAAGAACTCGTCTTGCTTTGGCAGCAGTTGGTGTTCAATCTGTTTCATCCGCACGCTTAAACACAACAGTTAGACCACCATCGGAATCGCCTGTGATCCTATCCGCCACCTTGCCTTCGATTCGTTCAAGTATCTCCCGCACAAATTGGTAGTTACCATTCAACGCTTGCTTCAGGATTTGTTCGGCTAGGATTTCCGCAACCTTCCTGCCGCCTTCCTCCCTGTCAAGTGCTTCCTCGATGAGCGTTGTGATTCGTTTCCCCCTTGGTGCGCCCTTGGGATTCTTCACTTCTCCCTTTTGGATTTCGTACTGATTCCCCGCAAGGAATCTTCCCTTGTTGTCGCGTTCTTCTTCAGCCATCCATGCACCTCCGCTCGTTTACTTATTTATCCATCCAAAAAGTTGTTTGAATGCTGCCATTACAAATCTGTGGCATACAACTCCTGCAACAAACGCCATCGCTAAATACATCAAATCTCGTTCAATCATTATTCGTTCTCCAAATCTTTCGCTATCTTTCCAATTCTCAAAACATCCTTCACTGTGGTATACGACCACGCAAGGCTTATCGCACCTGTACCAATCAACACAGGAATCATGAGCCAACTCAAAAAGTTCGCTATTGCATAATTCAAAACCACCAAACAAATCCCAATCACGATTGCCCTGCCACCTATCATCGGTAGCCCAATCGCTTTCGTGAACACCAAAGCCAATATCCCAATCAGTGTCGAAATACCGCCAAGCCAACTCAGGACTGATAATTCGTTCATCGCCAACGGTGGACTCCCAACTGTTTCCATCACCGACCCCATCGGGTTCGTGCCTGTTGGCATTGGCGGAAACAGTGCAGAACAACCAAACAAAAAGAACAAGCCAAGAAGTATTGTGTACCATTTTATTTTACCCATTGCGGAATATCCAACTCAAAGTCAAAGGTATCATTCCTGCAACTGCGCCGAACGCGGCGGCGGTTGCCTTGGCTTGCCAACGAAGCACAGTCAAGTGTTTATCCATTTTGCTCAATCGCTTTTCAACGTCATCAACTCGCTCGGTCAATGTTTCAAGTTGAAACAAAACGAGTTTCTGGTATTGCGACCAACCGTTTTGATTTGGTGGGGGCTTAGTTGTCATGGGTTTATCTCGATGCTCCGTCTTTCGCTCGGTTTGTATTTGATCCGCTTGGCAGACCACAATCTGACAACGCATTCGTGCGCCCAACTCTTGCTTAGTCCGCTAAGGTTTGCAACATCCCGAATAGATGGCGAGCGTTTATTTATCCGCGTGTACACTTCGATTGCCCTCATTGCTTTGTCAACGCTTTTCATGCCGTTGCTGCTCTCCATTGATCGTACTCGCGGAATACAATTGTGTCGGCATCCCAACACCTTTGCGATCTTGGTGACTTAATCATTTCGGCTTCACCAACAACGATTGCTTGCGACCAGAGTTGCGTGTTCAATCGCTTCACAAAGTCTGGTTTGAGATCACGCAAGCAACCCGCGTTCGCAATCCACCACGGAAGGGGTGTTGTTGTGGTTGCCATCATTTGTTTTGGTTCGTGCGCTCGATGGGTGTGACCATGAACGTATAATCCAAACTGATGCCCCTGCAAGAAATAGATCGCTTCACGGCGAACACCTGTGCCGCTACACTCAAAGCCATGCGAGAAGCAAACCTGTCCAAGCCGAAAGCAACCACGCCTTCGATCATATTCATATTCTGTCTTGGTGTTCCAATATCGAAGTTCATCAATGTTCTTTTTCATGTCGAGCAGTTGCCGCACTCGCGGGTCGATTCTACCCTTGGCAAGTATGTTCGCATCGTGGTTGCCTTGCAACATTACTAGGCTTGTGGACTTTGGTGCAACCCTACGAATTGATTTGAGCATCTCGTTCGCAACCTCGTACTCATCGAGTAGCGTGTGCATTGCCTCATCATTCCACTTGCTTCCCGCCTCGCCTTCGCACATATCGCCAAGATGAATAATCACATCTGGCTTACGGTTTGCTATTTCACCAAGCAGCCAAGCAATTGCCACTTCATCTTGATGCGGACAATGCGTACAACTGAACGCAAGAAATGATTTGGTGATACTCAAACAATCGCCCACGCATAAGCCAATTCAGGACAAACAATCAACAGCCTACCCCACAAAAGCATTCTCACTCTGCACCTTCTTGTTCAGCCTCAACTTCTTTTGTTGCAACAATCTTTGCGGGCTTGCTTCGCTTCCTTGACCTTGTTTTGGCGGGCTTCTTAGCGGGCTTCATCAACTCCAAGACCTTCACGGCTGCATCATCCTTCGACTTGCCGTGTGCGTGTGCCACCGTACTATCTTCGCCACGAACGCTAACGTGCCATAGGTTCTCGCCCTGTTCACGAACAATTATCTTATGCCCTAAACCCTCACACAATTCTACCAATTCTTCAAACATCGCCATACCTCCAAGTTTTCATTTTGCTTTCGCTGTCGGTTGCGGTTATGTTTTCCGCAAACGCAATCAGATCACACGCTCTAACTGTTACCAACCATTCGCCCATATTTTTTCTATGGGCAACATAGGGGATCGAATCATCACCACCAGAATCGGCAACGGCTTGTGCCATCGCGCTCCCCAAGTTCAACTTCTCTACCCGCTTCACTTCGCAATGGGTGTTTGGTATGCCGCAAACAACATCAGGGGAATCCGCACTCCCCTGATACTGTTGCCCACGGCGGGCATCTTCGCAGCCGCAGTTATCCCGCAGCCACTTAGCCCACTCTCGTTCTCCTCTTTTCCCCTTGCTGTTGCTATTCGTCATTCGTTCACTCCTTGAACCTCGCACAATCAACAAACGTACCAGAATCACATTCATTGCAAATCCGTATCTAGTCCGCATTATTAAGCGGAAACTCTCTACCTGTCAATCGTCATTTGAGTTTGTCCGCTTTAATTTTTACAAAAGAAAAACCCGCCACCCACTTTCGTAGATGACGAGTAAACCCTCAACCTCTTTCAACTCAACTCCTTGCGGCGGTTATTGAGTCATCGCTTTTCTGGTTGGATTGTTACCATCACGCCTTTGCCAATCAAGAAATCAAGATCGTTTCTTTTGAGTTTTTCATATTGATTGATTGTTGTGCCGTTTATTACCTTTGTAATTTCATAGCAAGTCGAATCGAATATTGGGCGAACGAACAACGATTGTTTGATTCCTTCCTTTGAGAAGTTTTCAACATTTTGATTCGTGGTGAATGGTTTTGCTTCATCGTCCATCGTGTGAATCCATCGAATGTATCCGCCCTTCTCACAAAGGCATTGACTTGTCAGCCAAGCACCATTTTCGGTAGTCATGATTTCCGAAACCATTTGACCTTCTTGAAGTTCGTTCACAAGTTCAGATAGATTTCTGATTGCTTCGTTACTATTGTGCGTATGCAAACATTCCTTCTCTGTATTCTTGTCTGTTACTTTTGTTGTTATTAGCATTTTCATCTCATTTTCCTTTTCTGTTTTTGAATCGTCTTTTGCCGATTCGTTTTTTTGATTCTACTTTGTATTCTTCATACGCTTCATTGTTGAGTTTGTGATCGTGGCAATCAAACTCTACTTCACACATTTCATTCCAATCGTCCCACCCGCTTCGCGGAATGCAGCCACCAAAACATCTTTGCGGATTCTCTTGTGGTCGCTGTCGATACTTCTTGAACAGTCGTTGAAGTAATAAGAATGTTGCTGTTGGGTTATTCATTGTGCTGTTTCCTTTCTGCCTTGCGGCGGTTTATTCATTGTCTTCCCACAACCCATTGCCAAGTTCTTTCAACACCAGTTGCTTGTCTTTTTCTTTGTCTGGTGGAAGATTCTTCATAGTCCACAACATAAAAACAATTCCTTCAATTGCTTTGTCTGTGAGATTATGAACATTCTTCTCATCTAGCCAAGCCCCACCGCAGATTCCAAATGAATTACCCATCCATGCAAGCAATTCCCTTCCATTGACGGTCATGCCTTTAATGTCATATTTTCTTTGTTCCATTTTCATTTTCCCTTTCTGTTTTTCGGCGGTTTATTGAGTAAAAGATACGCTGCGTAACAATGGCTGTACGCACTCGACTTTTTGCTGTTGCCAAGTGCGCAAACTATTGTAGTGCTTCTTGGCATATTCCAAAATCATTTGCTGCCGTTCACCTGTTGCTCTTTTTGCCATTCGCAAATAGTCGAGAAGCGTACTCAATTGTTGATAATTCTTCATACGAAGAAAAGCCATTGTTTCATCTGTTTCTTCAAGGATTTCATCCTCTGCCTGTTCAACAGTATCAACCAACTGCGAAAGACTGATTGTGTCGATTGTTTCTTGGTTTGTTGTTTCTTTGTAATTCATTGTTCATTCCTTTCATTGTGCCTTTCGGCGGTTATTCACTCTGAGCATCTTCTAGCCGAGTATCTTCTAGCATCGAACACTTTTGCATTCTCAAAACTTTTTTTGCACAAGTGCTTCCAAACGGAAAACTTCCTTGCGAATCATGTCCTTTTGGCAAGTTAATTGCCTCGTTCGATGGTTGATTGTCTTGTGTTTTTGCAAATGCGTGGGAGGTACTCATCTCCAACCAGATAATTCTATCTTTCTTTATTTCTTCACCGCATTCGCTGCAATGTTCATTGTTCCAATTTGTTTCGTTTTTCATCTGTTATTCCTTTCTAAGAATCGTTGTGCCTTTCGGCGGTTGTGTTCACACAGGGTTGTGCGGTGAGATACTACCGTTTGGTAGTACCTCGCCTCGCAACCTAGTTACCCATTCCACAAATTACGTTCTATGATTTCTTCGTTAGACATTCCTTTGACATACCAACTTCTTTGGCAAGCCCATTCACTTTCATCAAAATCTTTTCCTGCATAATGCTTGTATTCGCTTCTTGCATCTTTTCCATCTTCAGTGTCAGGTGCGTTATCCACACAACCATTGAACCATTGTGCAATCCAATGACAGTTGTTGCATAGTTCTGCATTTGATTCACCATCACCTGTTTCTCTGGTTAGTTTCCCACAATCACGGCAAGTGTAACATCCTGAACCTTTTTGGAATGTTTTTTTTACCCATGTTTCGTTTGTTGTTTCGTTCATTGTTCTGTCCTTTCGTTGTGCCTTTCGGCTGTTGTGTTCGCTACAAAGTTGTGCGGTGATACACACCCGCAGGTGTGCATCGCCTCGCAACATAGTTCTTTACTTTGCACTTCCTGCTTCTAGTGCATTGAAGAAATCGATTGCATCTTTCATTTCAATGCGGGTTGCTCTTTCCCAATCACCGCACCGAATACCAATCATGACTTTTATTGCTATTTCATGGTGTTGTGTTTTGGATTCAATCTCCGCTAGCGTACACGCTGCCTTGAATAGTTCGCCCATTGTTACTGTCCACATCCCACCAGAAACTAGTTCGTTCATGGCTTTGATTGCTGTTGCTATTGCTGTTGCTGTTGCTGTTGCTGTTGTTGTTTCGTTGTTCATTGTTCTGTCCTTTCGTTGGGGGTTTGTTTCTTAACTGCTATTAGTATACATCGGCATATTCTGAATATGCAACCACTTATTTAGTATTTTTCTTCTTTTTTTTTATTTTTATGCATATTTCTTGCTTTTTGTGCATATTTCTTTGCTTTTCCGCGTTATTGGGCTGAAATCGCCGATTCCCCCACCACTCTATTCTCCTTTATTCCTTCTCCAACGGCATCATTTCAGCCCCTTCCATGATATTCCAATCCATCTTTCGTAAGCAATAGATAAATCCACAGGCTGACCGACTCCACGTTTCAGGCTTTACAGGATCGTACTTTTTTAGGAACGGATATTTGCCAATTGCAAGCGTTGCCCACTTCAACCGTTCTTCATCGCTCCAAGCCATCACAGATTTCTGCATTCGTTCTTGGTCGCTCTCCGCTTCAAGTTGTTCTTGTTGCGAAACCTGAACACGTTCGCTCTGGTGCATTTCCGCTTGCCCACCTTCATCAATTGGTATTCCTGTCATGCCCGCTTGCACTTCACGAAAGCATTGCAGCAACCACTTCGGCTTTGGATCAATGCCACTGTACCTGTGGTACATGAGATCAATGGCTTGCCTAAGCCACACAGGATTCAGAATCGAGAACGCTTCCCGCCACGAATCAATTTGTATTTGTGACGTTTCCCACTTTGGATACAGCCCTCGCAATAGTTCCTTTGTCTTTTCCCATTCTTGGGTTCTGTTTATTTCAGACATGATCCACCTCCAACTCCCCAAAGGTATCTTCAAAGAATTGTTTGCCGCGCATTACGACTGTGCCAATTTCTTCGCCGTGATCGTTGTATAACGTCAACGTGGTAGTTGCTGCCATGACTTCAATAGTGTCGAATGATGGGGCTTCTACTTCGGGATCGTACCCAGTTGTTTCAACTTCCAAATCCGCTTCCAATCGGCACAGGTAATGTTTACCATCCAAGGTAAACACCACTTCATCTTTTTCAACTGTTATTTCTTTGCTCATTTTTCTTTCCTTTCGATTGAATCCCAACCTGAAGTTGGTTTTTGTTTTGCCCTTGACTCCCAACAACTAGGATCGGCGAGGTGACAATCCTCATCAAGAAAACAGTGGGGTGATTTGTGTATGTGACTTTTCCCTGCGGTTGAATCGTAGTACATTTTCATTCTTTCACCAAGTAGAATTGCAGCCTGAATCCGATCACCGTTGCTCCTATTAAGCGCGCTGACAATTGCCGCCCTCGTTTTCAAAAGATTGTCGAGCCTGTTTTTAGGTATTGATGCAAGGACAATTCCAACCTCATCTTTTTGCTCAACCATTCTTGCTTCTCTCTGATCGGTGTAATTATTGGGAGAATCATGGCTTCTTGGAATAGCCAAATCTGCGGTGATATTATGTTCGGTATTTTTCTGTTTGGTAGTGTCTTGTTGTGTAGTGTTATGTAATGTAGTACCTACT